GATATTAATGAAACCATTAAGTATCAGATACTTACGTATTGTTTTTTTGAAAATATTTTAATTAGTAATTCAGATCTTAAATGTTTAATGGAATTATCCAAGCAACCAAAGATTGAATTAACTAAATTTTGTATATTTTTGACTGAACATAAAATATTTAAAAGTCCACAATCAGCTAGGAATGCTTTAGCAAAAGCAGAAAAGAAAAAATTAATAGTTAAAAATGGTGTAAATAAAAAGACTATTTCAATTAATAAAACTATTAATGTTCAAATAGATGGTTTGGTATTATTAGACTATAAAATATTAGGCCGTGAATCCCAAGAAGCATAAGGACTTTAAAGAGGGTATAGCTGATGAAGTTGGTGTACACCCACAAGTAGTGGATGATTTTATATCTTTTTATTATAATAAACTGAGAAAGAAATTGTCAGCACTTGAATATCCTAGGATAAATGTAGATGGATTAGGGACCTTTTATTTGAGAAAGACTAAATTAGAAAACTCAATTAAAAAGAATAAAAGCATGCTGGGTAATTTGACTAAAAGAACATACAATGGTTATGCTCAAAGTGAAACTATACAAAGTAATATTGAGCAAATGTGTAAAGCATTAGATCAAATGGAAGCTGATATATTAACAAAAAAAGAATTTAAAGCTAAGTAATATGGAAGGAAAATGGAAAAAATATTTAGCAGTATTTAAAAATGCTGACCAAATAGTAGAAGGTATTAAGAATAACATATTTAAAAAAGAACACATTGAAGCTGTAGCTACAGATAGATTTCAAGTATGCATTAACTGTTCTTTATTTGATGCTTCTGGAGATAATTGTTTAGCTCCTGGTACACAACCTTGCTGTTCAGATTGTGGATGTAGTTTAGCCTTTAAGGTAAGGTCATTATCAACATCTTGTCCTAAAGGATTTTGGGATTCATTAATGACTGAAGAATTAGAAGAAAAAGTAAATCAACAAATAAAATAATGGCTATAATATTTAAAGAAGATGGACATACTTATGAAAGTATAGAGGAAGATAACATTGAATGGTTAAGTGTTACATCTCTTGTAAGTAAGTTTAAACCTAAGTTTGATAAAGAAGGACAGGCAAAAAAATCTGCAAAGAATAAAAATTCTAAGTGGTATGGCATGACTGCAGAACAAATAATAGAAGCTTGGGATAATGAAACAGAAAGAGCTGTTAAACTTGGTAATTTTTATCATAACCAAAGAGAATCTGATATGCTTGATTTTAAAACTATTGAGCGTAATGGAACTGAAGTACCTATTATCAAACCACTTATAAATGATGAGGGTATAAAATTAGCACCAGAACAAAAACTAACTGATGGTGTATATCCAGAACATTTAGTTTATTTAAAATCTGTAGGACTTTGTGGTCAAGCTGACGTAGTAGAAGTTGTAGATGGTTATATTAACATTAATGATTACAAGACCAACAAAGAAATAAAAGAAAAAGGATATACTAATTGGGAGGGTATTACAAGTAAAATGTTTAAACCTATTAATCACTTAGATGATTGTAATTTAATGCATTATTCTTTACAGCTCAGTATTTATGCGTATATTATTAAAAAGCATAATCCTTCTTTAAAGATTGGAAAACTTACAATTCAACACGTTAAGTTTAAACAGATAGGTGAAGACGCAAATGGATATCCAATAAATGAACACTATAATGGAGAACCCATTTTAGATGAAATCAAAATGTATGAAGTTCCATATTTAAAGGATGAAGTTAATTCATTAATGATGTGGTTAAAAGATAATAAATAAAATTATGGCAAGCGTAACAATTACACAAGTACAATTACAACATCAACCAGGAAACAATCCTGCTATTCCAACATCTTTATATTGGTCTACAAGTACTGAAAAAGAAATCAGTATAAACCCAATTAACATTCTTGCAGTAGGTTATGTCTGGGATGCTGTAGCAAATAATTATGTACTAGGTTTAGTACAAATATTATTACTTGGTTATCAAACACCAATTTATAGTTCAGATTCTTATGCATCAATAGTAGCATATATGAACCCAGTAACACCTTAATTATGTTAGTAAGACTATTTGATATCCAAAACAGCAAAGTAATACCATCAGAACATTGCTATGCTTTACCTTTTTTAAATGCTATTATGGAAAATTATCCTGATAGTTATTTAAAAATCTATCAGTATATATTTTATATGAGTTGTCCTAACCCAGATATGAATCCTTTTTTTAATATACCAGAACATGAAAAAGAAGATATTATTATTGAAGAAGTTCAATTAGAAGATTCACCAGAAGATCCTAAAATAAGATATGCATTAGATATGTGTTATAAGTTATATGAAACACCTACATTTAGAGCTTACAAAGGTATTAAATCAATGCTAGATAGATTGGCTAAATACATGGAAGTAACTGCTATTGAACATGGTAGAGATGGAAACATAAACTCTATGGTAAATGCAGCATCTAAATTTGAACAAATTAGACAATCATATAAAGGAGCCTTTATTGATATGAAACAAGAACAAGAAAGTTCTGTACGCGGTGGTGCAGGATTAGCATATGACCAAATATAATAAACCATTAAAATCAAAAATATGATACAACAAGTAATACCGGTAGGTAAAAAATTATTAATTAAACAAAAAAAAGCTGAAGCATTTTTTAAAAATACAAGTATTATTATACCTGACGCAGCTCAAAAATTTGAAAATAAAGGTACTGTAGTAGCTGTAGGTGAAGGTATTACAGAAATTAAAATAGGTGATGAGGTTCAATATAGTGAGCATTGCTTACCAACATCTATGATGCATAATGATGAAGAACATTTACTGATCCATGAAGGTGATGTATTTGCAAAATTCAAGTATGTATAAATCCATACCTACATATAAAAATAATTCTTGGACAACTACAGAATTTGAAACTAGACAAGATTTTATAGACTATGTTTTAAGTATATTTAATGTTCCTGGACATTATGAGTTTAATAAACTTTCTTTTAAGTTTAATGAACAAGCTCAAATATTTAATGAACAGGGATTTTATTGTAATAAACCATTTAGGTCTAAAGATTTTACTGACTATTGGGAAGATCAAAAGATAAAATGTAGAGAGGGAGTTATTTATGATGATGGAGATAAAAGCTGGTATTTAACCAGAGATTACTACATGTGGTTAAACTTCTTACCTATCTTTGATAAAGAAGAAAAGAAATATGGTTTTGCTAAAGTACGTGATGCTCAGTATCACATGGCTTTATATGAGCAACTTGCAGAACTACATTACAAGCATTCTGCTATATTAAAAAAACGTCAGATAGCATCTTCATACTTTCACATGGGTAAAATTATTAATACCTATTGGTTTGAAGAAGGTAGTATTTGTAAGATTGGTGCATCACTTAAAGATTTTATAAATGATAAAGGATCATGGAAGTTTTTAGATGAATACAAAACCTTTTTAAATGAACATACTGCTTGGTATAGACCTAGTAATCCAGAAAAAGTTTTACTATGGCAACAGCAGATTGAAGTTAAAATTGGTAATAGAAAAACTGCAAGAGGATTAAAGTCAAAAATACAAGGAGGTTCATTTGAAAAAAATGCAACTACTGGAGTAGGTGGACCATGTTCTTATTTCTTTCATGAAGAGGCTGGTATTGCTCCAAAGATGTCTGAGACATATGAGTACTTACGTCCTGCTATGTCTTCAGGTATGATTACTACAGGTATGTTTATTGCTGCCGGCTCAGTGGGAGATTTAGAACAATGTAATCCTTTGAAAGAAATGATTACTAATCCAGTAGCAAATGATATATATGCTGTAGAAACTGATCTTATTGATGCAGATGGTACAATAGGTATGGCAGGATTGTTTATTCCAGAACAATGGTCAATGCCACCATACATTGATGACTATGGAAATTCTTTAGTAAAAGAAGCTGAAGCAGCAATACATGAAGAAAGAGAAAGATGGAAGAATGAATTAAATGGTGAACAGTTCCAATTAAGGATATCTCAGAAACCTTTAAATATTGCAGAAGCATTTGCATATAGAAAAGCATCAGTATTTCCACAAGGTATTCTTAGTAGACAACTAAAAAGAATTGAAGAAAAAGAATACCCATATGAACTTATTGAATTAGATAGAGATGAAAAAGGAATTTTTGCTAAAAGAACAAATAAACTTCCAATAAGTAGATTCCCCGTAGACAGAAAACAAGTGGATAAGACGGGCAGTATTGTTGTTTGGGAACGTCCTGTCAAGAGTCCAGAGTTTGGGGCTTATTACGCCTCTATTGACCCTGTATCAGAAGGCAAGACAACTACATCAGATTCCTTGTGTAGTATTTTTGTTTATAAGAATGCAACAGAAGTTACAAGGACTATGATATCTGGAGATGTAGAACAATTTTTAGAGAAAGATAAAATTGTAGCATCTTGGTGTGGCAGGTTTGATGATATTAATAAAACACATGAAAGATTAGAATTAATTATAGAATGGTATAATGCCTGGACTATAGTTGAGAATAACATATCTTTGTTTATACAACATATGATTTCTAGAAAGAAACAAAGATACTTAGTACCTAAACAACAAATCTTATTCTTAAAAGATCTTGGTTCAAACAATACTGTTTATCAAGAATATGGATGGAAAAATACTGGTACATTATTTAAAAGCCATTTGATCTCATATGCAATTGAGTTTTTAAGAGAAGTCATAGATGAGGAAACTGATGTTGGTGGTATTGTAACAAATCAAACATTAGGTGTGGAAAGAATACCTGATGGAATGCTTATTAAAGAAATGCTTGCATATTATCCTGGACTTAACGTGGATAGATTGGTGGCATTTGGAGCTTTAGTTTCTTTTGTAAAAATACAACAATCAAACAGAGGTTTTTCAAAAAGACGTGAATCAGAAGAAAAATCTTTGGTAAATTCAGAAAATTTGTATAAATTAAAGTATAGTCCGTTTAAAAATATTGGACGTAGAGGAAACAATACTGGAAATACAATTAAAAGATCAGGCTTCAAAAATTATAAATAAATTAACTAAATTAAATTTAGAATGAAAGTACTTAATGCAATGCAGTTAAAGGCTGGTGCAAAAAAAACTGAAGGACCTACCTTTTCTAGTTTAACGCAACCTATTCAATTTTTACCTTATTCTGAAAAAACAGATGATTGGGCAGCGTGGAACTTAGATTGGTTAGAACTCCAAGGTATTCAATTTTTAAAACTTAATGCCAGAAGACTTTTAAAAAATTATAAATTAGCCAAAGGAATCATAGATAAAACAGACTATATAGTTGAACCTGATAATGACTATAAAGATTTAATGGATGTTTTAACTAAAGAAAATGATTCAGCTTTAGAACTTAAATTTTATCCTATCATCCCAAATGTAATTAATGTATTAAGTGGAGAGTTTTCCAAAAGATACAATAAAGTACAGTTCAGAGCAGTTGATGATAGATCTTATAATGAAATGCTTGAGCAAAAGAGAATGCAAGTTGAAGAAGCTTTACTTGCAGATGCTGAAAGAAAGTTAGTAGAAAAGATGATTCAAATGGGAATGGATCCTGCATCTGATGAAGCTAAACAACAACTTGCTCCTCAAAATATTAAAACATTACCTGAAATTGAAGACTTCTTTAGTAAGTCATATAGAAGTTCTGTAGAAGAATGGGCAACTCATCAATTAAATGTTGATGAAGAAAGATTCAAAATGCAAGAACTTGAGGAAAGAGGCTTTAGAGATATGCTTATTGCTGATAGAGAGTTCTGGCATTTCCGTATGTTAGAAGATGATTATGACATTGAATTATGGAATCCTGTTTTAACATTCTATCAAAAGTCTCCAGATCAGAGATATATTTCTGACTCAGCATATGTTGGTAAAGTTGATTTAATGACAGTATCTGATGTTGTAGATAAATATGGGTATTTGATGAGCCAAGAACAATTGGAATCATTACAAAGAATTTATCCAGCAAGATCTGCTCAATATCAAGTTAATGGATATCAAAATGATGGTTCTTACTATGATGCAACAAGATCACATGCGTGGAATACTAATTCACCGGGTTTAGCTTATAGACAATATACAAGTAATTACATGGCAGATCCTGCCAGAGGTGGTGATATATTAAACCAAATTTTAGGTGAAAGTGAAGACTTAGCTTATTTTGGTGATGGTAATTTAATGAGAGTTTCTACAATTTATTGGAAGACTCAAAGAAAAATTGGACATCTTACTAAGATAGAATTTGATGGTGAAGTAACTCAAGAGATAGTTGATGAAACATTTAAAGTAACAGAAAAACCTGTTTATGATACATCAATCTTTAAAAATAAAACAAAAGATACTTTATTACAAGGAGAACACCTTGATTGGATTTGGATTAATGAGATTTGGGGTGGTGTAAAAGTAGGGCCAAATGTACCTGCAATGTGGAAAAGTTCAACTAGTAGTGAAATTAATCCTATTTATTTAGGTATTAATAGAACTAAACCAGGAAGATTACCATTCCAATTTAAAGGAAACAATTCTTTATATGGTTGTAAATTGCCTGTAGAAGGTAGAGTATTCTCTGATAGAAATACAAGATCTACTTCTTTAGTAGATTTAATGAAAGCCTATCAAGTTGGATACAACATGGTTAATAATCAGATTGCTGATATCTTAATTGATGAATTGGGTACAGTAATTATGTTTGATCAGAATGCATTACCACGTCACTCAATGGGTGAAGATTGGGGTAAAAACAATTATGCCAAAGCATACGTAGCAATGAAGGATTTCCAAATGCTTCCTCTTGATACTTCAATTACAAATACAGAAAATGCAGTAAACTTCCAACACTACCAGACTCTAAACATGGAGCAAACTAGTAGATTGATGAGTAGAATACAATTAGCTAATTATTTTAAACAACAATGTTTTGATGCAATTGGTATTAATCCTCAGAGATTAGGTGGTGCTATTGCAGCAGAAACAGCTACTGGAGTAATGAATGCAATGCAACAATCATATGCTCAAACAGAAATTTATTTTGTACAGCACTCTGATCAGTTAATGCCAAGAGTACATCAAATGAGAACAGACTTAGCCCAGTTCTATTATAGCACTAATCCAAGCGTAAGATTAAGTTATATCTCTACTGAAGCAGATAAGGTAAACTTTACAATCAATGGCACAGATCTTTTATTAAGAGATTTTAACGTATTTGCTACAACTAAAACAAATCATAGAGCTATCCTTGAACAGTTAAAGCAAATGGCATTAACTAATAATACAACAGGTGCTAGTATATATGAACTTGGAAACATTGTTAAAGCAGATTCTATTGGTGAAGTAACAGATATCTTAAAAGATTCTGAAGCAAGAATAACAGCTCAGAGACAAGAAGAAATGCAACAACAACGTCAAATGCAAGAACAACAGTTACAAGCACAGGCGCAGGAAGCTCAAATGAAAGCACAAATACAACAAGCAGAAGCAGAGAAAGATAGACAGAATGATATTACCATTGCTGAAATCAGAGCTGCTGGATATGGTGCTGGTGTAGATATAAATAAAAATGAGGTAAGTGATTATCAAGATGCATTAAAAGATATTCAACAGACAACTCAATATAGAGAGCAAATGAATATGAAACGTGAGGAGATGATAAGTAAGTCATCTACAGAAGCGCAGAAACTTCAAGTTGAAAGAGAAAAAATTGCAGCACAAACACAGATAGCAAAAACACAGTTAGATATAGCCATACAGAATAAAAACAAGTATGATACTAAAAAACCAAAAGATAAATAATTTGTGTTAGCTATATACTGCAAAAAACTTTGCAATATTATCAAATATAATAAGTTTAGGATAGTGTAAACTAAAATAAGATTTACTATATTATATATATAAAGTATTAATTATTAAACCAACAATAAGATGAGTACCAAAAACAACGCAATGAGTAGTAACGTAGAGACTTTAGACATTGATTTAGATACAATATTCAATGCAGCACCTAGCGGTGATGACATGACTTTGCCATCTGGAAAAGATACTAAAGCTACAAACAACATTTTTTCAGGAATAAATAAAAAAGCAGATTTTTCATTTGCTGATCCAGATGCAGATGATGCAGATGATTTAACTGATAAAGGTAAAACTCCAACATCAAGTGCAGATCTTCTTGCAGATGATGAAGATGAGATTACACCTAAAGCAACTAAAGAAGATGGTAAAAGCATCCTTGACAGTTTAGGTGATGAAGAAGATGAAGAAAAAAAAGAAACTAGAGGTAGAAAATCTATTTCTGGAATTTCAGATGTTTTTTCAAAAATGATT